GTGCCAAGCAGTCCAATTCTGGTGTGGACCTGAGAAAGAACTGGGGTATCCACATCACCAGGTTCCAGCACCCTGAGCTCTACATCAAGAACAGTGAGGGTGGCATTGAGGCCAGGCCTGAGGTGGTGCTGCTCAACTCCCATGACGGCACCCGTCCCATTCAGTTCGAGATGGGTCTCTTCAGGCTCGTCTGCTCTAATGGCCTGGTCGTGAAGACCCAGGACTTCGGTGGCTTCCGTGAGCGTCACACCCGGTTCGACTTCCCGACCATCAAGGGCATGATCGAGGAGAAGGTCACAGCACTGAAGCCTGTGGTGCAGAAGATCTCCAGCTGGAATGGCAAGCTCATGACTGACAAGGAGCGGTTCCAGTTCGCAGTCGAGGCTCTTGCTCTGCGTATCGGCCAAGACCGTAAGCCCGAGAACTACGAGATCATGGAGATCCTCCAGCCTAAGCGTGCAGCCGATGAGGGCAAAACCCTCTGGCAGACCTTCAATGTGCTGCAGGAGAACCTGATCAAGGGTGGGTTCCAGCTCAATGAGCGTCAGGCCAGGGCCATCACCAACCCTGTGCAGGACTTCACCCTCAACCAGGACCTCTGGCAGCTGGCCGAGGCCTACGCAGGCTAAGGGGTATTGGGGGAGCCTTCGGGTTCCCCTCCCCTTTTTTTTTGCGCTAGCAGCCTGCTACTGCTGAGTTAGCACCGAGCTAGCGGCCTGGCAAAGGGATGGTTCTTGTAGATAGGGGGGCCCTAGCAGGGGGGCCCCGCGTGGCTGGCCCTGCACACCGGGGAAATTCCCAATCAGAATAAAAAAATAAATCCATAAATCGGCACCAGAAATTTTATCCCCAAACTCCAAACTTAAACTTGCCCGGCCGGGAAAATTTTGATTAGATTAGCTTTGTAAATATAACACAGCATGAACATCGAAGAAGAAATGGCAGAACTTAGAAAGCGTGGCTTTAAAGGCAATAGCCTTGAAGAGGCTTTTAAGTGGTTGCGAGAGGAGCACGGCTTGGCCCCTCTTGATAAAGTCCAGAACGAGACAAGCCTAAAGCAATTAATACTAATACTTAAAATCAGAAAGTGATGGATCCGCAAGACCTTAGAAATCTATTAGACGAGCGTAATGCTAAGTACCGGGTGAACCCCTTGACCAATGTGCCAGGAGGTGTCACACTGCTCTTTGAATTCTCAGACGGCCGGAGAGAGGCACACCCTAGGATCAAGTACACCCACAAGTATGTGGACAGGGTGGCTAGCGATTGCCGTGCCGAAGGCCGTGAATTGGTTAGGGCCACAGTAAAAGAATCAGGCAAGATCATCTACGAACTTAAAAAATAAAAAAATGGAAAACTTCTTGAGAGATTGGAAAGACTACCTGTTCGGCCTCTGGCTGGCAGGTGCTGTGAATGCTGTGTTTGGTGCTGGCCTCTTTGACTGGCGCTTTTGGGTTGTGGTGCTGCCTACTGTGGCACTGGTGACCTTCTTTAACGAAGACAGGGAGGGCCGATGAGCAAAGCTAAACCCGGTAAAGGCCTGCCAAGGATAAACATCGCTGGCATAGAGATGTTCCAAATAGACTCTTGGGAGACCCTTGAGAGGATATTTGAGGAGATGGGGAAACCCAAGAAGAGGTTGGCCGCTGCAAAGGCCAAACCAAAAACCAAAAAGAAAAAAGCATGAAAACCCCTATCCAACAACTCATTCTCAGGCTGGAGGAGGCCTACGAGGCCAACCCTACCCAGAGAGAGTACCGAGAGGGCCTAGCCGAGGCCATATCCAATGCCAGGTCGCTCCTGCCTATCGAGCAGGCCCACATGAAAGCCGCCTGGAGAGACGGTGCCGATGGCATCCTTCACCAGACCGCAGAGGGCTACTTCAGATCAGTCTACATAACCGAAAAAACAGTATGAAATACTTAGAACTCTTCTTGCAAATAGCCTTTACAGCAGTGGCCATAGGCTCAGTGGCACTACTAATTTGGGCAGTGGTCGCTGAGCTTGCCGGCTGGTACGAGCCGGACGGCAAATACCGTGGGCCCTTCTCTAATCGAAAATGAGAAAACTGAAACTCATATCCAAGGAGGAGTCGCGGTACTACATTGAGATAGACCGTAGCGATCCCTACCGCTGGACGAAGACTGTGGCATACACACTCACAGAGACTAAGGATCCGCACCTGGCCGCACAGGGCGGCTGGGAGGATGTGACTTATTGGGGTGAGGGGATATTGGATCCCACACTATCTGTGCGCAAACCTGAGTGGGTCTACGTGCTGGTCAATAAGTCCATGCCTGGCATTTGCAAGATAGGCATGACCACCACTAGTGTGACACAGAGGGTTAGGGAGTTGAATTCTGCCACTGGTGTGATAACGCCTTGGATCCCTGTCTATAAGTGGGAGTGCATCAATTCATTGGTCCTTGAACAGGCTGTGCACCTTGAGTTGGAGAGGTTGGGCTACAGGGTCAATCCCAATCGTGAGGGCTTTGAAGTGCCCTCTGAGGTGGCTATTGCCACTATAGAGAGGCTGGCGGAAAAGCTGTCTGTTGGGCCTAGGGATTTTGGGCCTGATAGTGTAGTAGAGAAATAAATTTGTAAATCTGATTTTTAGACCCTGCGAGGGATTAGTCTATGACCTACCTAGCCGTTATCTTTGCCTGCCTAGTCACCTGCTTTCTTATTGTTAAGTTGGCTAAATGGGCCACTGCACTTAACCTGGTGCTCTTGGCCACAACCATTATTGGACTCTTGATAATTCCTCTCAATGTCACTATAGGCATCTATACGGCTGTCTGGTCGATCTGCCTGATCCTCATCTTCTGGATTCTTTTTGGTGTTACTGGTTTCATCACGCTTATAGTGGTGACACCTTTTAAGATCTTGTTAGGAGCAATAGGCCTACTCAAAAAGTAGAGAGGCCAGATATTTATTGATATAAAATAAGAGACATGAAAGACTTCGATATCGCCAAATACCTTCGCGAACACCAGCTTGGTTCCTATGGCATCCTCAATCACTATGTAGACCTTAAGCCTCTTAAAGAGGAGGAGACTGAAGAGGAGCTGGCCACTGAAGTGCCTTACGCTGGTCCTGATCAAAAGCTAACAGGCAATGGTGAGGGTGATGAGTTTGAACAAGCTCAAACTGTTTCTGAAATGCAGGACAGCGAATCTGAATTCTACGATAGGATTTGGGGTTTAGCAGGCGACCAGATTAAAAGCGTAATAGACAGCCTGAGAAGCGATGGCTTTGAGGATGAAGATATCAAGAATGCATTCATGACAGCTGTAGATCAATACGATCAAGTGTTTCCTCCAATGGAAGAGGAGTGGTATCCTAATGATGATGCAGCCTTAGAAAAAGGCCGAAAGAAAATAGTAAAAGAAGAATAATCAAGAGCCCCTTCACTGGGGCTTTTTTATTCTAGATCCTTCCTATAGAACTTACCTGATATATTATCGTTATAGGAATCCACGGTGAGCACATCCAATCTCATCTGCCAATAGATCTCAAAGTAGGTCAACTGCTTCTTGGTCTTACATATAGTAAGGATCTCACGAACAAAGCAATGCTCACCTAATTCTGCCATCTCTAACTTTAAGTGCTTGTTACTGCCCCAATATGTCTCCCAGTCACTCTCCTTCTTCACCTTCTTCTTCTTTGGGACGCGCCCAGGCGCTACCCATTGCGCGATTTCTGTTTTGGTTAGGGTTTTAGTTAGATTGTTGTAAAGCACCTTCTTGCCCACGTATATGCGGCCAGAACACACATTGGTGATCTTGTATACGAATCCAAAGGAGTCAGCAGGAAAATCAGCTAGAGAGGAGAACTCTTTACAATTACCTTTAGCGTCTTTTTGCAACCATTTAATCATAATTAGAGGATTAGCTATCCCATCTCACCACGATGGTCATGTCTGTGTTAGGCGGTACTGGATAGGGTCTTGACATCTTGCCGACTAGCAGCAATTCATCTGCGTCGTTATACAATCCCACCGTGGTAAAGTAGGGGTGAAAGTCTGAACCCGTAACGGCGTCTATGTAGGAACCTGTTGTGCCGGCTTTATTGGCACTAGGATTCAGAGTATAGTTGAAATCATTTTCATTTACAAGACATCGCACCTCATTCTGATAAATTGTGATCTCAGAAGTTAATCCGACCGTGTATCCGCTATCTAGAATGTAAGGCATCTAGGTATAAATATCTAGGTTTTAATTACTCTCTTGATTGGACATCCACTGTAGTACGTTGAAGCCTAAGAGATTCCAGGACAACCTAACTAGTCCCTCTCCTCCGTCTCCGCCACTTGTCATAGTAGAACCCACATCTACACCAGAAGCTCCACCACCACCGCCTCCAGCTATCGATCCTGTTAGCCCTTGAACTCCTGCGGATACAGATCCTGATCCACCCTCTCCCAATCCAGATCCGATATTGTTTGCTGATCCTTGACCTGGAGCTGCTGCGTTAGCGTTGCTGCCTGCGGCAATCGTTGTTGCTCCAGCTCCTCCACCTCCACCGTAATTATTAGCTAATCCAGAAGCTCCGTTTCCCCCTGCGTATACTATATCTCCTATACATCCAACAGTGCTGCCACCACCGCCTGCATAGGAACCTCCTGTAGACGTGCTGCCCAATCCTCCTGCTCCGCCTTTGGCCAAATTGTTACCAGAGTTCTCAAAGTAAGAGTCAGATCCAGAAGCACCGGCTCCATTTCCCCCCGTGTTTGCTAAACCACCGGCTCCCACGTATACGGTATAAGAGTTTCCTGGGGTTATTGGGTAGGACAATTTTTTTATGTATGTACCTCCGGCTCCACCTCCACATTCTGCATTTCTAGTTCCGCTTCCTCCTGCTCCACCGCCACCCCAAGCTTCTATAGTTATAGATTTAACATTGTCAGGTGCTGTGAAGGTAAATACTCCTGATGAGCTATATACGTCTGGGGATTTATGATAAGATAGTCTAATAAATCCACTTGCGCCTTTACCTCCGGCTTGAGGTGTTCCGTTATTATATCCTGCTGCTCCACCGCCACCATAAGTGTATCCATCGCCACCTACAGAAGTAGTGCCAGTTCCTCCATAACCTTCAAATCCAGGAGTTGTTCCCGGGTTTCCTGATCCACCTGTGCCCCCTGTACTTACAGATGCATTACCTCCTGCTGCGCTAGATCCAGCTGCACCACCACCTCCACCGCCTGCTCCAACTCCTATAGATCCAGATCCACCAGTATAAACCAATGTTCCCACATTACCAGCTGTGGATCCAGTTCCTATTGCACCTCCAGTGGTTCCTCCACCGCCTGATCCTCCAGCTGCAAAAACTGTGCTAGTAGATCCAAACCAAGAGGCTCCACCAGGACTACCATTTATTCCACCTCCAGTAGCAGATCCTGAATTTCCTCCCACTCCTACAGTTACTGTATACTGATCTCTCTGTTTTACAGTTATCCACTTTTTTGAATAAGTACCGCCACCACCGCCAGCACCAGACGTGTCTACACCACTACCACCACCGCCTCCACCAGCTCCCCAAGCTTCTACAATTACGGCGGTTACGCCGACAGGGGCTTGCCATGTGGTGTTAGAGGCGAACGTTTCTTGTATAACTGCCATAGAAATCTATATTAGAACTTCTTGATGAAATCAACTTGTACTGCTATCTGGCTATTTGCTGATCCGCTTATGATGATCTCAAGAGAATCTCCAGCGTTATAGTTAGCGTTTTGTATTGCTGCTGCAGCAGTCCAAACGTTATCGTTGGTAAGTGTGACATCAGAAGAGGAGTGTTTGCCGTATCCTGAACTTCCGCTTCTAGCAGCATTTATGTTTGGCGCTGTGCCTGCAGATCTATATCCGTATAACGCCACTACAGAACAGGAGAAAGGCGCTCTCCAAGCTCTATAGGATCCACTAGTAGATATGCCACTAACGTAGTCAATCATTGTTATGCCTTGAGAAAACACGCCTGATCCGTTAGATCCGCTAACAACTAGGCTGCCTGTTATTGATACGTTTTGTACAAGAGGATTAACGCTGCTTGCTGTCTGAGCAAAAGAAGAAGAGAGTGCATAGGAAGAGCTTAAAGCGTAAGATGAGCTTAACGCATAAGAAGCAGTCACAGCGTAAGATGAACTCAGAGCATAAGAAGCTGATAGTGCATAAGAAGAGGATAGAGTATAGGATCCTGAGAGTGCGTAAGAGGAGGAAAGCGCAGGATTGCTGGATATGAATACAGCACCGCTAACATAAGAAGCAGTGCCAAAAAGAGAGCCAGTAATACCTGCTGTGGCCCTAATAGATCCAGTTACAACTAGAGCAGCAGAGGATCCGCTCACAGTTACAATAGAACCCGTGATCTGAATGTTTGTGCCGTCATCAAATATTCTTGAATCCCCTATAGTGGTTCCAGCTGTGAACTTAGCAATCCTATTCGTGTTCCCAGATCCTCCAACGGTTCCTGCCCCTGCATTTAGCGCATAAGAAGCCGTTACGGAATAAGAGGAGCTAAGTACGCTATTTAATCCAAGCGGGCCTTGCACTCTAGAGGAGGTGACAAAAGAAGCCGTATTTGCTGTGCTTGCAAAAGAGGCGCTGATTGAAGAGCTTACTTGAGTAAGACTGTTTGCCAGATTTTGCACAGTTATTTTTGACGTGCTACTTCCTGCCACAGACGGTAAAATATCTGAGCTATTTAAACTAGTTACTGCAGGTAAGCCACTGATTTTTACATTTGTTGGCATTTTATTCTATTATTAGGTTATCGTTATCTGGGTCTTCTGTTATCAAAAATTCTTCTGCTTCTGTTACTAAATATTCGTCTCCTGGAGTTGTGTAACCTGGATTGGTTATTACTGCTACACCTTGTGCGTAGAAAATATTGCCTACAAAAGTGTTTGACGCAAGTGAGTCCACAAGATTACCATTACCGTCGTCAACTATTTTAAACTGAGTTCCTGATCCTGTTGAGGCTATAGAAAAGGTTTTTCTGCCAATTTGTTCTCCAAACTGTCTAGATGGTACAGCAAAGACAAGAAAACTTCCAGTAAGTTGGGTAGGAAAGTTATAATAATTAGCGTCGTATGTGCCTGAGGCAGCTGTGGATTGCCAAGTTGGTATAAATGCAGAGGCGCTGTTCAATCCTGATCCGCTAATGGCGTATTGATAATAGAGCTGTTTTATACCTCTATAGGTAGTCATCTCTGCAAAACTAGCGCTATCCATACCTACATCATAAGTATAGTTAGTGCCTCGAGTTACAGTTATGCCATAGTCAGCTAGAGAATTACTAGCGTATGTGGCGGAGTACTTTACCTTGATAGGTGTCGAAGAAACTTCCGCCGAGCTGAGTGTATTCTTCGCGCGGCCCATCGGGGTTTACCAGTCTAATTTTACTCTGATTAGGGCTTCTTTTGTAAAGTCTTTAGTCAGCGGTTTTGAAAGTTTCGCGACTGCTAGCAACTCATTATTATCATTATAAAGACCGACCGTCGTAGGAAAGGTCTGAGGACTATTGATAAAATTAGAGTAAATTAAATCTCCAGTGGATCCTGAAATGAATACAGAGGGATTCGTTGTGTAATTATATTCATTGTTGCGAATTCTAACAAACACATAATCAGATGACACAGTTTCTTGAGAATTTAGAGCAAAGTTGGCTCCGTCTCTGATTAACTTGAATACGTTATCGTGATTTTGTGAACTTGCTCCAATAGTTGTAGCAGAACTTAAAGAGAGCGCTAAACCACCTTGAGCAGCACTAGCAGTAAGAGCTAGAGGATTAAGTAGGATGAGCCCAATGTCAGGTAAAAACATTCCATAATTGCCCTGAATGGTCGAGCCGGTAATGCCACCTGAAAGAGGGGGTGCTACGGTTGTCGTACCATTAGAACCTGATACTATAGTAAATAGCCTACCTCCATCAACATAAGTAATTGTGGAAACCATGTTGGAGTTGTCTGTTAATTTAACAGTTCCTCCACCTCCAACTAATGTTAAGTTAAATGTACCAGGAAAAAGTGCTTCTTTATATCTGTTGCGGTCTACTTGAATAGCGATAAGATCGTTAGAATTAGTATTGCCTGTACCAAAATTTACTGCTGTTTCAGCGTCTCCATAAACTAAATTTCTATATTGACCAAATGTAATTCTAGAAGGGCTGTTACCTATAACAAGAGGATTTAGAGGAGCGGATCCAGACCCACCTTTATGTCCGTATGCAATAGAAAATTGTACTGATGCGGTGTTAGACGTATATGTAGCATTATATACATCAATAAAATAACTGCCAGTAAGTCCTGCGGAAGCTGTAAAAAATGAGGTTAATGTAGTGACATTATTGCTCCAAGCTGGAGCTGTAACAGAATCAGATGATACTACAAAATCTGTTGCGTCTAGTCTAGTAAATGACATGGTTTACTCTTTTATTGGTTAGTTTTTACTATGTTTACAGGAATACTGATACGAGCACCAGAATCTCTTCCTACCACGATAAGTGTTGTCTGCAATTGTGTATTGCTTCCAAATAAAGTATTTACAGTCGTGGCCGTCAGGTTTATTGTAGTACCTATTACTGTCTTACTAACATTTGTACCAATAGTGGTAGTGGTATTCAGAGAAGTAGCCTCAGGAGTGTTTATACCTACACCATTAAAATTAGAAGCCACTCTAACGTCTCCTATTGTGGCCACATATCCTGATTGTTCAAAAGTAGAAGTGGCACCAAGATAGTTAAGAGTTTGAGGCGTTATCGCAATTGAAGCACCCTGTTTTAGGGTTATAACAGTATAGCCTAGATCAAGTACTGGGATCTTGGCCGTGCCTCTAGGTAGGGTGATCAGTTTATATTTCATGATCTCCACATCATTAGGATAGGCCTGTATGATAGGCATTGCTTCGATGGCTTCGCCATAGAAAGCGGATCCAGAAGGGTGATTAGGATTGTAAAGAGTATAATCTATTTCGTCATCTCCCAAAGAGAATTGTGTGATCCTAAAAGATCCATCATTTCTGGATAAGAGTTCTCTACCTTTTTTGGTCAAAATGGCATCGACTACGACTGAAGTGG